GCCGCCCACTCACCCCACATTCGCTTGACCATCGTTTCAAACGACTTCGCTATATTGTCAAACGCATTGCCGCCGTTCTCTGCAATATCAATCAGTGAGACAGTCATATACTCGTGGGTGCGGGCTTGGTTTTCTTGCATACTGCGGGCTGCATCGGAGGACGCTCTCGCTATGTTAGCTTGCGCTACCTCGTTATCTTTTTCAGCCTGTTTTGCTGCCGCACCAACGGCGGCCAGTGCATCCGCCTCACGGTGCAGATCGGTAGTTGCGGCAACAATCTGGCGGCCTAAATCCGACGTTGCATCGACGCCTGCTTTAAACAGATTATTTCTGATTTCAAGTTGCAAGCTGCTCAAAGTCAATGCTTCGCGCTCAAGAGATAAAGTTCGCAGCACCTCAAGTGAGGTTGCGTTTAGCTCCTCGTAAGACATCGTTACTTCTTCAACATCATCCGATAGCTGCACCGTAGCCTCAGCCAGTGATATTGTTTCTTCAGTTGCAACAGCGAGAGCCTGAGCCTCTACATCGAGAGCCTGTTTTTTTGCTTTAGATCCATTTATCGCGGCCTGCATTAGTGGGTCAAATCGATCCACTCCCCTGATATACTCATTCAGCGCTGCCGATGCTTTCTTTTGTTCTCTTGTGTATTTCATTAATCCAAATGTTAGTGCGGTGACACCCACAGCAACGGCAACATAAGGATTAAGCAGCGCGACTCGATTAAACGCAGCCTGCGCAAGGGTTGCTAACTTTGTATTGGCAATAAATCTAACAAGCTGAATAGTTGCAAAGCCCGTTATCGTTACTCCCAGTGCTTTTACTAAATCACTGGCATTTGAGATAAAGTCAGAAAAATCCTCGGAACCAACAAACTCTGCTAACGAACTAGAAAACTCTGCTGCGCTCCTAGTAGCTGACCTCAGCGAAGGCTCAAACCGCTCGCCAATCGCTATCTGCAAAGCCTCAAAAGCACTCTTGCTTGCAAGCACATCGCCTGCCAAGTTGTCGAGATTTGTTGCAGCTTGCTCAGTTGCGGTGCTGGTGCCTGTGAGGTTTTCTATCAGCCCGCCAAGCGCGCCTGACTGCTCAACCAAAGTCAGCGCAGCAATTGCACTTTCACGGCCAAACATATCAGTAGTTTCTGTCAGTGTTAGATTTTTATCGCTCAGGTTTTGAATTGCAGCGCCTAGACCGACCACTGATGGCCTTAGGTTTTCGTCTGCTTCCTGCTCAAGAATAAGCAGCACGTTTCTAAGACCTGTTCCGGCCTCTGCTGCGCGTATGCCGCCTGCCGCCAAGGCTTGGATGCCCGCATTGGTAGCCTCAAAAGATAGGCCCGCCGCATTTGCCGCCGCGCCTGAAGCTTTAAGAGCCATTGACGTATCGGCAATAGATGATGCACCGAATTTAGCACCGGCAGCAAGGACGTTTATAAACCTGCTAGCCTGATCCGCACCGGCTGAGAATTGGTTAAGCGAGTTACCCAAAGCGTTCGCAGCTTCCGGTAAACTAATTGATGCGGCCTCAGCAAGCGTAACGGCCTCTTTGGTAACGGCAGCTAGTGATGCAGCAGACGACAATAGATCAGGCTTGGCCGATGCTATTAGCTTAAACGCCTCGGCAGCCTGGGACGCGCTCAGTGATGTTGTGCGGCCAATTTCCTTGGCTTGATCGGAATAAAATTGAAGGTCTTTACCTGTCGCGCCTGTGATAGCGGACAGGTTGGAGATTGATTTTGAGAATTCGGCAGTGGTGGATATAACGCCAGTAAGCGCGGACTTGGCTGCGGCAAAGCCAGCGTATGCGCCTATCATACCGACGATGGCGGTCTTGGCAGAACCAAAGCCCGTGCTCATCTTGCCGGTCGCGTCTTTAGTGCCGCGCCCTAGCGCGTCCACATCCTTCTCAGCCGTGCGCGCGCCAGAACCAAACTGATCCATACTAGCTTCGGCTTTTTTTAGATCGTCAGTATCAACCTTGACCCCAAAGAATAATGACCCTAAATCCAATGCCACTATGCTATCCTTTTTTAGTAATGGAGCGGAACGTTGTTAATATGTGCTGACTTAAAACGCTGCTATCTGTCTTGATCGTTAGCCACGGCGCGGGGCATTGTGGATCGCTTGCTTGCCTTCGCATCGTTGCGTAGTGCTCTGACATGGAACGCATTGTTACGGCGTCCCACGTTGTCATTGCGCAGTTGGTGCGCTTAGCATAGCTATCTATCTCTGCCCACGTTACCGGCTCACCTGAGGGCATTATCGGACCGCATTGCCATAACCATTTTATAAGGTGCGTTCCATAACTTACCGGCACTAATTCTGGCTTGTCACCAATAGCGCTCTCGTAACGCGTTCTCTGTGGCAGGGGAGTCCTTCCCTTGCGCTGCTTTTGTATAACGGGCGTAGAGAGCCATGCCGCATGACGGCAGTAAAGTTCTAGCTGCTTTCTGGCCCTTGCATAAAATTTTCAAGATTAAAAAACCTTGACAATGCTTGATTTCGCGCCCAACTAACTTCGCTGTAAAACTCTTTAATCAACGCCTTGCTAAACTTCTCCTTGCCGTTGTATGCGCAATTCTCCCACTTGGTAGATACTGCGGCCAGCATTCTTGCGTTGTCCTGGTTGATCTCGTCCTCGGTGCTGACTCCCTTGGTAACAAGTTTGTCGCCTTCGTACACGTCGCGCTCGGCCTCGCGAAAGCCTTGCTCTTTCTGAATCACAAGGCTTGTTTCTTGTGCCGCCTTGGATAGTGGGCCTAGCTGATGCACGCGCACCGGCTTTGTCTCGTCACCATCCGCGTATATCGGCTTTCCTGTGCGCATGTCGGTAAAATGTACCCATGTTCCGGCTTCAGATTCTGCCGCTAGGTCAATCTTTGCTAAATTAAATGCTGCCATGTCAGTGTTTCCCGTGTCAGTGGTTCCCGTCAGTTAATTAACGTCGCGAGCGCTGACAGGGCCACCCGCGACGGTTCATACTGCGAACTCATTAAGACGGCGCGTTTTCTTCCAGAACGTCAGATACAGAATCAATCTCAATATTTACTGAGCTAGTCAAGAAGTCCTCAGATCCGCCGATGCTAATCGGGGTGCCCATCACGATGCCCATGTAATAAATCTGGGTAGTGTTGGCGTCGGTCAAAGATATTTTAAACGGCAGAGGTGTATCAATTTCTTCTGCTGCGATTAAGTCTTCTTGTCCTGCGTCTGTGCGGTAGTACGCATACTCAACGGTGACTGAACCGTTGTTGTATCCGCCTTTGCGCTTGACGATGCCGCGCTGTTCAAGCAAGGCAAATGTCGCCAAGTTAAACATCTTGCCAATATCTCCGCCGATGTTACTAATCTCTCCGACTCTTGTCCAAGTCACAGCCTCATAACCGGCTTTGTTATACGTTGCAGGTGCCGCAGCACCGATAAAAAACGCTACGCCCGCCGCAGTTTGTGCATTACTCATGTGAATCTCCTAGCCGCAGCGCGGCATTAGTTTACATTCCAATTATACCATTCATTCAATAATAATTCTAGTAGTGGGCTGACTGTGCCACCCCTACGTTATCGCGCCATCAACGCGAATTAAAACTTGACTTGTAGTAATAGGATTATTGCCGCCCTTGCTGCCCCGCCTAGGAAACACAAGGCAGAATGCGCTAAACGTGTCCGTGTTTCCATCCTCGTCCGTTATAACCATTGACTGCTTCGTGGCCGTTGCAAGGCTCAGCCTTAGCGCCGATTGGCCTGCGTCGTTTGCGTCATAATAAAGATTTAGAACGCATTGACCAAAATCTGGCGGGTTAGGGTGCGATACAGGCGCGGTGCCATCAAGCGGCCTAAATGTTGACTCGCGCACCTGACCCTCAAGCAACGAGTGAGTTTCTACGCCGCCGATAACTTGACCGTTAAATGTAAACGTGGTGCGCTTTGAGTTTTGTGGCATTACGGAGCGCTCCATGCTTTAAATGTATCGCCGTTAACGAACTTAAGAACAATGCTTGCAGTTGCATTAAGTGTATTTTCCTTAACGCAATCTCCTTGTACACAAAACAAGCCGCTCTCGTCCCTAACGAGAATATGATATTTGCCATTTGTTGAATCTACTGCTCTGCAATAGTCAACCTTTACGCCATCAACGATAACTTCGCATATTGGGGTGTTTTCCGGTGTGTGCATCATCTTAATTCTCCCGTCAGTGGATTATTGGTCTTGCGTAAACACAACAACATCAAGCGAAAAAACTGGCCTGCCGTTCTCAAGATAAGACGGCCCGACGACTGTGCCTGATGGATCAAAGCGAACAGATCCCGTCTCGCTACCGGATAGCCTAATCGTGCGTAGAATTGTTTGCATCCGAGCATCGGCGGTGACGACGGTTGTTGGCGTTGCAAGCAGAACGATGCTTACAGTTGTATTCTGCACCAGCTCGTTGGATTCACCACTGCCCGTTTGCCTGAACAAAATAAGCGGCGTATTGCCTGCAATGTCCGCGTCCGTCCACCGGAAGTACCGCACAGCGTAACCATCTAGCAGATTGTTGTCGTCCAGTAACCCGCGCACCCTGTTGAGTAATGTAAGGCTCATTCTATATCCTGTATTCGCTGTCTATAATCGCTTGCAGGTCTTCGCTTAATACGTTTTTCACGGCCTTGGCTAAAAACTGAGGCTCGGCGTCTGGTAGCCATGCAAGCCCAGTGCCTAGCAACGTGCCAGGCGCTTCGTGCACAAACTCAGCATATTCAGCCCCATATCCAACAGCCGCTTGCCATCCGCTAGTAATGCGCCATGTTTTGCTGTATGCGCTGTTGGCAAGAAAAGATGTATCTACAGGCGTCATGGTTGCTGCGTCTGCGTTGATAGCTGTAACAATCTTGGTAACAAAGCCTTGTGTGCGGCTCACGCCAATATCTTGCATAGCTGCGCGAAAACGAGCGTTGACATCTTCAAAACCACTCAGAGAACCCATTATGTAACCACCTTCCAATCGGGCAATTCCGTTGCGCCAAACATCTCAGCGCCCCAACCTACCACTTTACGTATACGCTCAGCGCCGACAGTAAGCGGGTTAGCTGTTGCGACGTGGTTGCCTAGCTTAATAAAGCCCTCGCGTGAGGGAAGCAAGGAGCTACCAACAGGCAGTTCGAAATAGTATTCACTCATGCTAACGAACTCGGTGCCGGTTGCGTCGACATCAGTCTCGCCGCCGACTTCCCATGAGCCTTGCAGAGTATACGGCGTGCCGAACGTAGGTTGTCCGTACTCGTCGGTGCTAGGCAATGGCCACACTGTCAGCGTTGCCTTGTATGACCATGCCGCTAAGGAGCTAATGCGCGCCTCCCGATACTTCTCAGACTGGTGTATTGATTGTTCTCAAGCTTGGAAGTGATGCAGCCGAACTTATCTAGCTGCTTTATCAGTGCGCCGTAACTCGTTGCGTTCAAGTTGGCAGACTGAGGCGGCCTGTAGCTGCGTGACGCGCCGCTTGGGGCCGACTCGCTAGTGACCGCACCCTTGCCGCTGCTCGACCCGCTCATTAGCGTAAGCATGTGCCTAACCGCTGACAGCTTGAGCATTTCCTGCGTTGATGCGCTTACTAAGTTTGCATCAAGGCAAACATCTGCCTCGCCAATAATCGCAATAAGCAAATCGACCTGTGCTTCTGGAATGGCCGTATCAAAACCGCTTATAACGTCAGCGTATGTAATTGTTACAGCCATGCTGCTAGCCTCTGTTAGTAGTTAACTAATGTTGCAATAATACCAGTGCCGCCCGTTACCGCAATAGTACCAAGCAGGTATCGCTCAATAGTTGACAGCAGAATAGTTGTTGCAGCGCCAGCAGCGATTGCGCCGGTAGAATATCCCGCCGTTAGATCCACCGTTCCAACGCCTCGAACCGGAATTGTTGTAGCGCCATCTCCGTCAATCGTAACTGTTAGAGCGCCACCAGTAGGATTGCGAAGCGTCAAAACAGGATTGCTTGCAGCCGTGTAAACGAATGTATCCGATGCGCCCAGTGTAGTCTCTGCCACTGTTACTCGACCGGTGCCTTGTCCGTTTGTTGCTGTGATTACCGCCATGGCGATGCTCCGTTTGTTAAGAAGTTGAAATTGTTTCGATAATTTTTATCGTCTCACCGTCCAAGCCTGCACATGTGTAATATCTGTTCCATCAAGCGATGAAAGCACCATCTTAAGCTTAGTTACGCTGCCCGTGAACGTTGCGGGCGTGTAGGTGGATAGAGTGCCAGCGGCCTTTAGTGTTGTCGCTGTAATGGTGCCGTTAGCCGTTGCCGCTAGGTATTGCACCTCGTCTGGCGATCCGGTAAACACTATACTTCCAGCAGTACCAGTAATCTGCGCACCCGCAGAGTTAAGCAGCACGGCGTAAACCTCGCCTGAGCCAAAGCCCTCGTCCATGCCCGTGCAATAATGGGTGCCGTCCGCGAAAGGGATTAGCGTGCTTCCGGCAGCCGTTCTGAAAAAGTATTTATTCGCCATCTTTATGTGCCTCGATTAATAGCGTGTGTTTTTTTGGAACGATTCTTCGGCTTGGGCTGCTCAGGTTCGGCTGTATCAACCGGCGCGTCAACAACCTCGGCGCGAGGACTCGCCACCTGCAATGATTGCTCTCCGGTATCGCCAACGACAACGCCGCAACCGTTCCACCCTGTATGCGGTGCGCCTTTAATCAGCAAGCGAGAGCCAGGCATAACCATCCGGCCATCAATTTGCAAGCCCATATCGGTCACGCTGAATACTGTTAAATCACCCATCTTTATTCTCCCGTCAGTTTGTCTAAAGTAAAAAGCCCCGCCACTTGTTACGGCAGCAGGGCTTTATTATACCACTCGGTTAACTATTACGCTATTGCGCGAGCGTACAGCACTCCCTTCTTGCCTGTGTAGTCAGTCTTGATTTCAAGACCAACGTTAGTCCAGACTAAGAAGTTGTAATTGTCCATCGGATTACCGCGGAACAAAGGAACGGTCGTTACAGCCATGCCCACCAAAGGACGGATGAACTGTGCGTCGCGAGCAAAACCGATAACTTGGTTGCCGGTCAGGCTTGCATCTTCCTTGATGCTTGCAACTCCAGGAATCTCTAGCAGCGTTTGTAGGATAGTACGGCCAGTATCGTTCGTGGTCGTAGCGTATCGCTTAAAGTTGCTGAAAATCTCGCGTGACACGTAGTAATCACGCGCCATCATCACGTTGTTAGTGATAGCGAGCGTGTTGTCCATTGCGATCCAGCCAGTGCGGATAGCTGCGGCAGTTGTTGCGGATGCGGAAAAGTTAACGTTAAGACCGCTTGCGTCAAGATCAACAGCCTGAACCTTGGAGCTGTTCTTGATGCCGTCAGGGGTGAAGCCCTTGAACGATACGCCTGTCACGCCGTTGACGATGTGACTTGCAATAGCATCCTGAACAGCGCGAACGCCATTTGCCTGATCGTCAACAAGACCGTCGAAGCCTTCGCTTTTCTGGCCTTCCATCTCCATCCATGAGCGACCAAACGCAGACTGGTGAATAACTTTGATTGTTGAATCGTAGTCGTAGTCAGTCTTATCTAGCTCTGTCGGTGTCATGCCGCTGATAGACGTTTGTACACTGCCTGAATCCGAAGCGCGTCGATACACGTGCTCAATCTTGCCAACAGGCAAAGACTTAGCAAGCGGCAACAGGTCATTCATTATCACGTGATTGTCTGAGCGCATCAGGGTTTTAGTCTGTGTGTCAAACTCGCGGTAAACGTCCTGCGGTATAATTGCAGAGGCGTTGCCGTGAAGCTGCGCCATCTGCTTTTGCATACGGTTAAACGCGTTGCGTTGGCCGTTGGCTTGTTTAAACTGAGCAAGGTGATTAACACCGTTTACGCCTTTCTGGAACTGCTGGTCAAAATAAAGCATTATCTATCTCCTTATTCTAAAGCGCTACGGCCAGCGGTTGCGACACGTGCGCGAATGCGGGCAGTTGAGCCGGAAGTTGTGATCGCCTCTTCAGCGTAAAACAGAATTTCTTCTGCACCGGTTAAGAGCGCCGATCGTACCGCGCCCGCAGCGTCGCTAGTCAAAGCCTCGCCAACAGTGATAGTCTCGGAATCAGCCAAAACTAGGTTATAAGTCTCGCCCGGACGTGGATAGAAGAACTGCCCCGTGCCGCCTATGGTCAGCGCATCGGTCGCTGACTTCTGTTCGATAAAGTTCATGTCTGCGACAAAGTAATAACCGCCCTGACCGTCCGTGTTGTGCGTGATTGCAGCGCCAGCGGAGTTAACTTCGCACAACATGCCCGGCAGGATTGTTTCGCCTGCCGCGACAATAAACTCGCGAACAGTAGGTTTAACTACGTCGGCGGGTCCAGAAAATACTACGTTTGCAGTTGTCATTATTCTGCGCCTCCTGGAAGTTCATCTGAAAAATCGTCGCCGTTGCCGGTATTGGATGCAAAGCCTGAAAACATTGGAGCCGCGACGCCCGGCTTGCACTTTTCGGCCAGTTTTTGCAGCGCGTTTACGCTCATGCCAGCAGTGTCGGCTTCATCCATAAGATTGGCCTTGACCACTACGTCAACCAGTACTGCGCGGGCTGCGTCATCGGCTGCCTTTGCGTTGGTTTGTAGCTCGGTGACGTGCTTGGCTACGGGTGCGATTGCCTCGTCTACAATGGCCTTCACAGCCTCGGCAGACAGCGTATTTGCTTTGAGTTGCGCGACAATTGAGTCTTGCATCTCCTTGATTTGTGCTTCAGTCATATC